CCAATTTGTTGATTTAAGAATAGATGTTTTAAATGTCTATTCTTTTTATTGCAAATTTTAAATCAACATAAAATTACTATAATAAATACTATTATAATAGTTATTATAAATGCAACAAATGGTAAAATTTCAAAAAAATACTTTACAAATAAGAAAAAAATTAGTATAATATACAAGAAGAAATGAGACATGCAAAAGTTTATATATTTTGAAAGGAGTTTATCATTTCTAATGAGAATTTTATAATTTTTCATTTGTATGAAAAAATGACAAAAAAATACTAGAGTCTGCAAACTCTAGTATTTTACTTTATGTACTATTCAAACATCTTTAAGATGTCTTTTATAGATTTTACAACATAAAGTTTAATGAGAATTTTAAATAAATTTTTCATCTGTACTTACGACCTCCTTTCTATAAGAAATGGAGGAATAAAAATGACAAAAATATTATACTATGGGTTAGAAAAATAATCAACAACAAAATAAAAAATAAGTAAAAAAATGTCGAGAGCTTATCAAAAAAGATAGGCTTTTTTATTATGCGTTATTACCAGTATGCTAGGTAACTGATAATATAAAATGGTTGTTATATTTAGCTGAGTATAATTAACCTCCTTTCAAAGCCTAAAATGCATGATATAGAACTTTCCTAGCGAGTTCTAATTAATTTGTAAATAGTACGAAGTATGTAAACATATATAGCAGAGTGACAACAGTAATCTATTAGATGAAGTATAAGTCACTTTATACTAGTTTGTAATTATATATAAATTACATATTTCGTAGTGTTTATAAAATAGTATGTAGTGATATAAATAAAATTCTGGAAACAGGGGGTTGTAAATCTGAGGAAATACAACTCTTTATATCATTACATAGTGTTTTATAAATAAAAGAAAAGAAGGTGTACATATATGACTAATCAAGAAAGAATAGAAAAATACAAAAAAGAGCATTGCACAAGATGTAAAAACAAAACAAAGTTTGATTGTGAAATAAGAGTATTCAAAAACAACGATATAGTATGTACAAAGTGTGTGTATTATGAGAGACAAGATTAACTATGCAAATTGCATGCAAAGAAAATGTGAACAATGCAAATATTATGATTATTGTTTTAGATATAGACGGAGCTAAGAATGAAACAAAGAAGAAAAAGAAGAAAATATTATGATTGGGAAAAAGAAATTGCAAAAGGAAATACGGATAAGTTTTATCATTCAACAGATTTTGATATAGCAAGAGAAAAAGTTTTGGCAAGAGATAAATATACTTGCCAATTTTTTTTAGGCAAATGGAATGATGGAATACATTTTCCGAATCATATAAAAATAATAAAAGCAAACACAGTTCATCATATTATATCAATCAAACAAAGACCAGATTTAGCACTTGATATAGATAATATGATTAGTTTGAGCTTTGAAGCGCATGAAATAATAGAAGAAAGACACAAATGGACATGGAGAAAAAAGAAAAAGACGATAACGAAGGAGATGTGGTAATGAAATTAGAACATTTATTACAAGCATATAAAGTAAACAACATAGACGCGAAACTAAAAGAAATGAACGATAAAAATGAAAAAGCAGGAATAATAATGTTTGCAAATGGAATATCAGCAAGCTATCTACTAGATAATGAAGAAATAGTAATAGCTATGAAGATATTCTTTAATTGTTTAACAAGAGATTCATTGACAATAACAAATCAAATAAGTCATGTGATTAAGATAATACAAATAATGCAAAATACAATAATGCTATTAGCAAATGTAACACAAAAAGAATCTAATATGATACTAGAAAGTTTAGGATTATTTGATAATACATTTGTAGAAGGAAAGCAAATAAAACATTTAGAACATACTTACAAGATAGAAGTAATAGACGGATTATTATGCTTGAGTATAAATGAAATAGAATTGACGAAAGGATAAAATATATATGGAAAGTAGAATGGATTTAGTTCTTAAACAAGAACAAAGTAAATATGAACAAACTAGAATAAGAGTAACCAGACATCATAATAATAGAAATATGAGTGATAAAGAAATAATAGAACTACTAGCTGATGAGGTAGAAGAATATAGGAATAGAATAAAAGAACAAGAAGAGTATATAAAACATCTAAAAGAAAAACAAATACAAGGTGAAGTAGTTGAATTAGGTACAACAGATGAAATAATAGATAATAACATTAAAGAGATAACAACAACGAATTTTTTTGTGAGTGGAAGGTTAATGCAAACTATTACTAAATATAAATATAAAGAAAATAATTAGAAGCGGAACACCCCGGTCAAATCTCAAAGCTAAAACGAGCTTAAAGGGAGCGGGTGTGGGGTCATGACTGTTCAATTTTTAAATTTTTCTCGCGTGTAAAGGGGGTATGAAAATGGCAACAACCAAAAAGACGTCAAAGTCTACTGGCAAAAGGGAAAAAGAACTTGAAAAAATAGTGAAAGATTTAGAAGAAAAAATACAAAAAATAGAATCAGTAGAACAATTGGAAGATAGAATAGAAGATAAAAAACAATCTATAAAAGAAGACTTACAAAACCAACTAATTGCTCAAAATAAATTTGGCAAACAATTTGATGATATGATAGAAGACTACTTATATTTTGTTGTATTAAAAGAAAGATTACAACATGACATAGATGTAAATGGCATAAGATATAAAACGACAGGAGGAAATGGTTTTACTACATATAAGCCAAACGAGAGTTGTGAAAGATTAATAAAAACAAATGGACAAATGTTAACAATATTAGATAAATTAGATTTAAAAGCACCGGATGAAGGACCAAAAGAAGGTGAAGGAGATGATTTGTTGTAAAGAAATAGATGAATACATCAAATTCGTTGAGGATAATCCAGATGAAACAGATGACGAAATAAAATTATTAATTAAAAATATAATTAAGCCGACATTATCGAGAGATGATGTCTTTTTTGATGAAGAAATATTTTACAAAGCAATAAAATATTGCGAAAAATGGTACTACAAATTATTTCCATATCAAAAATTTACATATGCTTTATTCTTTATGTATGACAAAAATAATCCTGATATTGTTATTTTTCCTGATATTTTAATACTGATGGCAAGAGGGAATGGAAAAGATGGAATGATAATGCCATTAGCAAATTTTTTGCAAACACATTATTATGGAGTCAAGAATTATCATATTGATATTGTTGCTACATCGGAGGAGCAAGCACTAAATTCATTTAATGTTGTTTATAACATGTTGGAAGACAATAAAAAGACAATGAAAAAATACTTTTATTGGAATAAAACAGAAGTTATTAACAAAATTACACATTCAATATTAAGATACAACACTGCTAATGCAAAAACAAAAGATGGTAAGCAAACAGGTATGATAATCTTTAATGAATTACATGCTTATGAAGATTATAAACAATTAAATGTATATACATCAGGACTTGGAAAAATAAAACATTCAAGAACAGTTACAATAACAACGAATGGAACTGTAAGAGATGGACCGCTAGATGAAAAATTAGCACTTTCAAAAGAAGTATTAAATGGTGAAAACAACTTCCTAGGTCTATTACCTATAATTTTTAAAATGAAAAACTTAAAAACAGTAGATATGCCAATGAAAAAGTTCCTAAAAACAGGAAATAAGCAAGATATTGACATTACAGTATGGTGTCAAGCAAATCCAAGTTTAAGATATATGCCTGTATTAATGAATGAAATCATAAAAGACTATATAAAAATGCAAAAACAGAAGTCATATAGGATAGAATTTTATGCAAAAAGAATGAATTTGCCTCAGCAAGACGAAGAAGATGCAGTAACAGATTGGGACCATATATTAATGGCATCTTATATAGACACAGACAATAGAATACCAAGACTAACACCAAACTTAAATGGAAAATGTGCAATAATAGGCATTGACTACGCTTCTTTAAATGATTTTGCTAGTGCAGGATTTTTATTTAAGATTGACGGTGAATACATATGGAGACAAAAAACGTGGATATGTTCAAAAAATAAATTCTTTAATGATATTAAATTTCCGTTTGAAAATATAGGACAAGATGGCTTTCAAGATTTTGAAGTTGTTAATACAGAAACAATTGAAGCAGAGCAAATTATACTTTGGCTTATTTCAGAAATGAGTAAGTATAACATAAAAAAGTGGATTATGGATATGTATAGATTTCAATTATTCAAAAGTGAATTTGAAAAATATGGGATTTCATTAGAAACAAAAGACAATCCGTATGGATTGGTTAGAATGTTAAGATATCCTGCGTCTATCTATGCAATTATCGCACCACGAATTGAAATTGCCTTTGCAGATGGAAAAATAAATATTGGTGATAGTGCAATAATGAGATGGGCTATAAATAATACTTATGTAAAAACTAGAAAAGATGGAAATAAAACATATGAAAAGATAGAACCAAAACTAAGAAAAAACGACCCATTTATGGCTTTTGTTGTAGCGATGAGTGGACAAGAATTATTAGATGAAGAAGTAATTTATGTTTAGGAGGTGTAATATGATATTCGACAAAATGTTTAAAAATGAGAATGGTGATATTATAAATATATTTGATGTAATTTTTGGAGAAGAAAATTCAAAAGAATACATTTATACCATTGCAGAAGCAAAAGCAATAAATTTAATATCTCGATTTATTTCAAAAACAGAAATATTAACATATGAAATGAATAAAGAAAAGAAAATAGAAGAAAATAGAGGAGAAATATATTGGCGATTAAACATACAACCAAATTTTATAGAAAATGGTACAATGTTTCTAAAAAAATTGGTTGTAAGATTATTAATAGATAAAGAAGCATTAATCATTATGAATGACAATGGAAAAGGAGCAAAACTTTTATATATAGCAGATGAATTTGATTGTTCAAACAGTATATTGTATGGAAAGACTTATAAAAATATAATTATATCAGACCACAAGGGAAACAGTTTACCACTAGAAAAACAATATAGCCAAGATGATTCAATATATTATTCGATAGCGAATGAATATTTTGCAAAAGCAAAAGACTCTTTTAAAATTAACACTGGAAAATTATTAGGAACAATATCAAAAAAATATATGAGAGAAAATTCAGCAAAATGGAAATTGAAAAGACCAGGTCAACAGATGCCACTAAAAGATGCAAAAACTGGAAAAGATTTATCATATGAAGATTATAAAAAGAAGATAACAGAAGGCTTAATAAGTGAAGAAGATACGGTTGTAATGCTTTCGGAAATGTTTGATTTAATAAATTTAAATAAAGATAACAATACAAGTTTAGGGGATTATAAAGATATAGTAAAGCAAATAGGTGATACTGTTGCAAATTTATATGGAATACCTCTAGATATTTTTTATGGAAGTAAAACTGAAAAGTCAACTGGAAATGATGATTTTATTACTTTCGCTATAGACCCAATTTTAGAATTAATAGAAGATGGGTTCAACCTAGGTCTTGTAGGAAAGAAAAATTACCTAAAAGGCGAAACAATAATGTTTAATAGATTTTCAATGCAACATAAAGATATTCTGGATGCAGCAAATGGAATAGACAAGCTTACAGGTGATGGTTTTAGCAGAAATGAAATTAATAAGTTTTTAAAATTACCACAAATAGATGAAGATTGGGCCAATAAGCACAATCTAACTAAAAATTATGGAAATATGAAAGGAGGTGCAGAGGAAGATGGAGAATAATTTCTTAAATTTTAAAAAGAAAAGTGAAACAGAAACAGAATTATATATATATGGAAATATAGAAAAAAAGGATTGGATAGATAATTGGCTAGGAACTGGAAAAGAAAAGACAGATGCATTCAGTTTAAAAGACGCTCTAACACAGGTAGATACACCTAATTTGACAGTAAGAATCAATTCTTATGGTGGTTCTGTTTCAGAAGGATTAGCAATTTATAGTTTATTATCTGAATTTGAAGGACATTTAAAAACAATAGTTGATGGATTTGCATGTAGTGCTGCTAGTGTAATTTTTATGGCAGGTCAAGAAAGAGTTGTACCAGAAAATGGATTACTTATGATACATAATGCATGGAGTTATGCTGAAGGTGATGCAAATACTATGAGAAAAATGGCGGAAGATTTAGAAAAAATAACACAACCTTCTCTTAATATTTATGTCAATAAGACTGGATTATCAGAAGAAAAAGTAAAAGATATGATGGATAGAGAAGAGTGGATAACATCAAAAGAAGCATTTGAATTAGGATTTTCGACTACACAAACCAGAAATGAACCAATGCAGGCATTGGAAGCAAATTTTATTTATAACTTAGTTATGAAAAATAAAAATATTCAAAGTCAAATAGAAGAAAAAGCAAAAGAAATGGCTGACGAGATTTTAAAAGAAAAATGTAAAGGAACATCAAAACAAGAACCTGTCGGCTTATATTCAAAATTAAATAATAAGGTTAATGAAGACTCTTGGGAGTCTTTTTTTAATACAAAATTTAAAGAAAAGGAAGGTACAGAAAATGAAAATTAACGAAACAAAAATGAAACAAGCGCAAGAAGAAGCGTTAGAAATTTTACAAAAAGGAGAAGACAAAGCGCAAGCAATAGTTGATGCGATGGAAAAAATAAATGAAGCACAATATGGTGAACTTATTCAAGAAATAACTGAGCAAGCAGAAAAAGCAAAATGTGATAAAGAATATGCAAAAACACTTGGATTAAGAACATTACCAAAAGAAGAAAAAGATTTTTTTGAGGCTTTAAAGGAAGATCCAAGACAAGCAATAACAGGAAAACAAGTGGATATATTACCAACCACATTTGTTGATGTAACATTAGAAGACATCAAAAAAGAAAGCGGACTATTAGAACACATTAATTTTGCACCTGCAAATGTAAAAAAATGGATAACTGCTTCAAAAACAGGAGCATATTCTTGGGGTGGATTAACTGAAAAAATAAAAGGAGAATTAACTGCAAGTTTTGCTGTATTAGATATGGAAGTTTGCAAATTAACAGTTTATCTAGTATTACCAAAATCAATAAGAGACTTAGCATTACCTTTCGTTGAAAAATATTGTAGAGAAATATTAAAAGAACAATTAAATGATGGTTTAGAATATGGTGTATTACAAGGAACAGGAAAAAATGAGCCTGTTGGTATTTACAAACAAATTGCAAAATCTAATGAAGATACTACTCATAAAGATAAAGATGTAAATACTGATTTAACATCATTTAAACCAAAAGCACTAGCAGGAGCTAAAAAATATTTAACAAAAAACGGAAATAGAACAATAGACAAATTAATACTAGTTTGTCATCCAAATGATGAAGCAGATTATGTTGCACCTGCTATTTATAATGATGAAGGAAGAATGATATCATCTTATAAGAACTTAGAAGTTGTTACATGTAGTAGCAATCCACAAGGAAAAGCAGCATTGTTTATTCCTAAAAAATACACAATGGGATTAACTGGGCTAGGATTCAAAGAATATGACCAAACAATGGCACTTGATGATGCAGATGTAATCATAGGAAAAGGATATTCAAATGGTAGAGCATCTGATGATAATATTGCGTATGTATTTGATGTAACAAAATTAGAGGAATACGTTCCAACTGTAAAAGTTGCAGGAACTGTATCAACAGCAAGTGAAGTACCAGGGGCTTAGAAATAAGCCTCTTTAAAATATTATAGGAGGAAAATAAAAAATGGATGAAAAATACAGAGTTATTAAAACTTTTAAAGATTTAGAAGATGATGAACATGTATATATTGCTAATAAAGATATATATCCTCGTGACGGTTTAGAACCAACAAAGAAAAGAATTAAAGAACTTGCTTCTAATAAAAACAAAATAGGAGAAATTCTAATAGAAAAATTAGAAGAAAATAATAAAGAATAGAGGTGCAATAATGAATACAACTCAAATAGAAAAAATATTAAAAGAGATAAAATCAGAACAGCACCTATCACCATTTAAAGAAGATGAAGAAATTATAAGTTATATAAAAGAGGGAGAGTTTGATATAAATCATGTCGTCGGAAAAGAAATAAATTATGACGAAGATTTACAAGCAAGAAGTCTTTTAAAAAATTATGTCTTATATGCAGATAATAAGAGATTAGCAGAATTTAAAGAATTAAACGGAGGAGAATATGCCTTTTTACAAGCAAAGTATTACGGAAATTCCAATCTATAATGATGGTAAATTTAGACTTTTTGAAATTTGTCAAACTAAAACAACAAATGCAATTGACTATTTAAAAGATACTGGGAAAGATATATGGTTTGAAGAATTATCGATCTCAGATCGACTAAAATTCGAAGCAGAAGATAGAAAAAAGAAAATAACTTATAAAATTAGAATACCTCAAATAAAAGAAATAACTTCTTTAAATGTTGTGAAAATTGGTAATATGTATCACAAAGTATACAATGCATATCATTTTACAAATAAAAATGGATACAAACAAACTGATTTAACACTTGAATTATATCCAAGAGTCAGATTGGAGGAAGAGATATGACCAAAACTGAATTAACAGAATTATTAGAAAGTTTAGGAGTTCCAGTAAACGAAAGCGTTCCAAGCGACGATAATGTAGAAGCAGAAACGAGGATATGCTTTTGGGAATATTTATGGGAACCATTAGTAGCAAGTAGCAAAGAATATAATACAAATGTTACATATCAAGTTTCTATAATATCTGATATGCCAAGATGTAAAGCTTTATTAGAATTAAAACATAAATTAAATGAATTAGACATACATCCGTCTATTCAAATAGAGTATGATGTCGAGACAAGAAGATGGCATTCATATTTCCCAGTAGAGGTTCTAGAAAATGTCTAATGAAACTTATAAATTTGAAGGTTTTCAAGATTTAGAAAATATTCTAGAAAACTATGCTGATAAGGCTAGCAATTTTGTGGATGTTTTAGAAACAGGAGCAAAAGAACTTGTAAATGATTTAATGAAATTACCTAAACCGATGTCAAAAGTTAGAAAAGCAGGATATACTCATCTAGTTAGAAGTTTTGCTTATAAAAGAAAGAAAAATGAAATCGAAGTTGGTTGGGGTAAATATTATGGTCCCATGGTTGAACATGGAACGAAAAAAATGGATGAAAATCCACATGTATATCCTTTATGGGGAAAAAACAAAGAAAAATATTATAAAACAATGCTTACTAAATTAGGGCTATAAAGCCTGATAGTAGGTATTTTTTATTATAAAGAAAGAGAGGAAAAGAATATGGCAGGAACAATTACAAAAAAAAGACCTATGGTAAAGCAAACAGTAGGTGATATGTATTATGCCTTTAATACAGCAAAAGAAACAGGAGAATTTAATCCAGGAGTATATGAGGGAACTTTTGAATGCGGAAATGTTAAAAGCATTGGAACAACTGAAAATGCAGAAAATACTGTAATAAGAGCAAGCGGGCAAGATTACGAAACAGTTAATCAAGAATCAAGTATTGATATGGCTGTTGAAACAGTAGCATTTGACCCAGGTGACTTAGCAAGAATGAAGGGCGAAGATACTTCTGATAAAGGAGGATTAGTTCTTGGTGGAGCACCAAACAAAAGACCATTTTTTGCATATGGTAAAGTTGTAAAAAAAGTTGGTGGAGGAGTTCGTTATGAATGGTTCCCAAAATGTCAATTAGTAGAAAATACAGATGACATAGCAACATCTGAAGAGTCATTCAGTGAACAAAATGACACTGTTACAATAAGAGCATATTCATTTGACGATAAAGACAACAAAAAAGCATATGTTGATAGTGAGATGGCAAGTTATCCGGAAGGACTTACAGAAGAAAAATTCTTCACAAAACCAATATTAACAGCAGAAGATTTGGCAAAAGCTGTTGCACCTGGAACATAGAAAAAACAAGGCTCTAAAATAGATTTAGAGCCTTTTCTAAATTTAATTAATATAATTTAAAGGAGTAAAAAGGTATGAAAACTTTGGAAATTCAATTAAAAAATGGAGAAAATATAATTTTAGAAGTGACACCACTTTTATTAGAATATATAGAAGATTATGAAGGTGGAATTGAACAATTAAAGAAAGATGCACAAGGACAAAAAGATAAAAATGGATACACAAAAACAATGTATGCCACAAATCAGTTGTTATATGCAATAATTGCATCTAATTATAGTACCCCACTAACATATAGACAAGCGGTGCGACTTGTGAAGTTAGAAGATATGGAAAAAATAGTAAATTTTGTTATTGACAATATACCAAATACCAAAAATGACAATAAAGAATACACACATATTTATAGAAAGTAATAAAATTTACAACTATCGACAAAATTCGACAAAACAATTCGGTAAAAAGTGTTATACTCTTTTTATAAAGTTATAAAGGGGGAAAATTTATGAAAGATTTAGTAAAAAAATGGTGGTTCTGGTTAATACTATTAATTGCTATTATTTTAATAGGGTTTATATCAATTGTATTAATTGGCTTTAATATGATTAATCCTGATAAAAATTTATTAAATTTATCAAAAGAATTACAAGATTATAATGAAGAAATAACAGTATATCAGTCGGCAGGTAGAAATACGATTGTGATAGATTGTGATTTTGAAAATAAAGAAGAAGCAACAGAAAAAACTGAAAAAATAGGAGAAATAGTAGGAAAATATATAGATTATTTATCTGTATATAAAAATGTTAATATAAATATATATACAAAAGATGGAATGAAAACAAATTTTACTATAGATGTAGCAACAAGAAAAATGAATGAGGATAAACAAGAAGTTTGGCTATTGAAAGATTCAACTGCTTACAACGAAGAACAAAATATACTTAAAGACATACAAACAAAACAAAGTGAATTAAAAACAGAAGTTTCTTTATTAGAAAATAAAAAACAATCACTAAATACAGAAATACAACAATTAAATGGTGAAGTTATGAAAATTAAAGGTAAACCCAAAACATATCCTGCTGGGCAATTAACAGTGGGGACAGATGTGCCAATTGGAAAATATAAAATATATGGAGGGAGTAGTAATTTTGTAGTATATTCATCTTATGGAAGCTTGGAAGTAAATATTATTTTAGGTTCAGGGGCGTATAATGTCAACGAGTATATATACACATTCAAAACAGGAGATATAATAAAAGCAAATTCTTCATTTAAATTGGTATCAATAGAATAAAAATTTATAAAAACAAGCATCAGATAATAGTCTGGTGCTTGTTTTTATGCCTAAAAAGAGGTGATAAGATGGCAAATGAATTAAAAAGAGTAGGATTAGTATTTACTCAAGAAGGTGCTGTTGATTTTAAAAAGTCATTACAGGAAATAAATCTTGAATTAAATAAAAATTATAATCAATTCAAATTAACTCAGTCACAATGGGATAAATCTACAAAAAGTACTGAAAAACTTAGAGCAGAACAAGAGTATTTAAAAAATGCTTATGAAATACAAGCAGACAAAGTAAGTACTTTAAAGATGCAATTAAGTGACTTAGAGAATGCGGAAGACAAGAATACAACAGCAATTAAAAAGAAAAGAAATGAATTAACAAGTGCAGAAGTAAAACTCGAGGCATACAATAAAAGATTAAAAGAAGTAGAGAATCAATTAACTAACACGGGTAAAAAAATTGAAGAATTTGGAGAAAAAACAGAAAAATTTGGAGAAAATATTGAAAAAGCAGGCAAGAAATTGTCTGCTTTTTCTGGTGCAACAGCAGCGGCGCTAGTTGCAAGTGCTAAAAGTGCGATTGATTTTGAAGACGCTTTTACAGGAGTTGAGAAGACAGTTGATGGAACAGAACAGCAAATGGCGGAATTAAAACAAGGGATAAGAGATATGGCAAAAGAAATTCCGTCTACCACGACAGAAATTTCAGCAGTAGCAGAAGCAGCGGGACAGTTAGGAATAAAAACAGAAAATATATTAAGTTTTTCAAAAGCTATGATAGATTTAGGAAATTCAACAAATTTAACAGCAGATGAAGCGGCATCACAACTTGCTAAATTTGCAAATATAACACAAATGTCTCAAAAAGATTTTGACAAGTTAGGATCATCAATAGTCGATTTAGGAAATAATTTTGCAACTACGGAAGCAGATATAGTGAATATGGCAATGAGACTTGCTGGCGCGGGACATCAAGTTGGAATGTCAGAAGGACAAATTCTAGGGTTAGCAACAGCACTAAGTTCAGTAGGTATTGAAGCAGAAATGGGTGGCTCGGCAATATCAAAAGCAATGGTAAAAATGCAAAATGCTGTTGAACAGAGTGGAAGCAAATTAAATAATGTTTTAAAGCAAACAGGAATGTCATTAAGAGATTTAGAATTATTATCAGCAAACAATTCAAAAGATTTTAAAGATTTATGTCAAAGTATAGGAATGACAAGCACAGAAGTAAAGCAATTGATTACTGCCGGGACAAATTTAGAAGATTTTGCAGCTGTATCAGGAATGACAGCAGAACAATTCAAAAAAGCATGGAAAGAAGATGCAGCAGGAGCGTTATCAGCATTTATAAAAGGACTTGGAAATGCACAAGATAAAGGCGAGAGTGCTATCACAATGTTATCAGAAATGGGATTGACAGAGGTTAGATTAAGAGATTCATTGCTAAGAGCAGCAAATGCGGGAAATTTGTTTAATAATGCAATTGAAACGGGAACAAAAGCTTGGAAAGATAATACAGCATTAACAAATGAAGCTAATAAAAGATATGGAACATTAAAAAGCCAAATTACTATTGCTATGAATAAAATAAAAGACTTAGCTATAACTATTGGAAATAAGTTGATGCCATACATATCAAAATTGATAGATGGAATAGAAAATGTAACAAAATGGTTTGCAAATTTATCAGATGAACAGGTCAATACAATTTTAAAAATTGGAGCATTAGTAACAGCAATAGGACCGTTATTAACTATTTTGGGCAAAATTACATCTGTTGCAGGTGGAGGAATAAAAGCAATAGGAACATTTACTCAGGCGATAGGTGTAATGAATGGAACTGTTACAACATCATCAACAGCAGTTAATGCGTTAGCAGGAATTATAACAAGTTTAAGTAATCCAATGACATTGGCAATAACATCAGTAGGCATGTTAACGACAGCAACAATGGCATATTGCATACAAGTAGAAAAAGAAAAGACTTCGTTAGATGGGCTCAAAGAAAAAGTAGAGACTCAAAGAAAGAGTTGGGAAGAATTAAGTAAAACAAGAAATGAAAGTTTAACAAATTCTAATAATGAAATAGAGTCATGTAAAAATCTGGTAAGTGAGTTAAAAAGTATTACAGATGAAAATGGAAAAATAAAAGATGGATATAAGGAAAGAGCACAAGTAATATTAACAGAATTAAATAATGCTCTTGGAACGGAATATAAACTTAACGGGGATATTATAGATAGATATAAAGAATTAAAAGAAAATATTGACAAAGTAATTGCTACAAAGAAAGCAGAATCAGTATTAAATGCATATCAAGCCGAATATGGGGAAGCAATAAAAAAAGAAGCTGAAGCAACAGAAACATTAATAGATTTGAAGAAAAAACAAGCAGAGGCAGTTAAAAAAATGACATCAAGTTATGGATTAGAAAGAGCAGAAGCAGAACAACAATATGATAGTTTATCTCAGAAGATTGGAGAACAGACTGAATTAGTTGGGAAATACGGAAAAACACTTATGGATTATGAAAACTTGCAAAAAGCTAATGCAGAAGGAAACGCAGATGCAATCGAAAAAGCAACAAACAGTATTACAACATCTTATGAAAAGGCAAAGAGCGCAGCAAACAATTCATCAATAGAACAGATAAATAGTCAAGCGGAATATGTAAGATATTTAAAAGAAAGTCTTCAAGAAGCAACTAAAACTAATGACATATATCAAGAACAAATACTAGATAAACAACTAAAAACGCAACAACAAAAACTAGACAATTTAGTAGATAGTTTAGTCAACGAAACATCAAAAATAAAGGAATTAACTCCTGAACAAATTCAAGCATGGAAAAATGTTGCAGAAGAAAGTTATTCTAAATATAGTGAAGGACTATCAAAAGTATCAGAAACTACGAAAGCCGAAATTGAAAAAGCAACGGGAATAGTTGCAAGCGATGTAAGTATAAGCGATGCGTCAAGTCAGAAAGCGGATGAAATAACAACAGCATTTGGATTAAAATTAAAAATGTCAGATATGACAAAAAACGAAATAGCAGCATCAGAAAATAAAATAAAAACAAATACAACTTTATTAGAGGCATCACAAAATAAAGCAACAGAAGTAACAGATAGATATAGTAGAAACTTAAATTTTTCAAGTGTAGCAAGAAATGAACTAAGAGATACATCAATAACTATCAGTGGTAATACAGGAGTTGAAGATGAAGCTAGAAAATTAGCAGGTAGAACACAATTAGCAGTCAAGTCTAATAATAGTCAAAAATGGGGAGAAGACATGGTCGAAGGAATTGGAAATGGAATCTCTAAAAAAGGCAATAGTTCATGGTTCATAGGAAAACTAAATGGTCTTGCTAGTAAAATTGCATCATATTTACATTTTTCGAGACCGGACGTAGGACCATTAAGGGAATATGAAAAGTGGATGCCGGATATGGTGGAAGGACTATCAAAAACATTAGATAAATCATCTCCACAACTGATTAATTCAGTAAAAAACATGTCACAAGGAATGGCAAACGAATTAGAAAACAAAGATTTTAAAAACATAACAAATTATAGTTCAAACTCAAATAGAGTATCAACAATTGATTATGACAAAATGGCAAATTCAATGTTAAAAGCACTGACAGGATGTAAATTTACATTAGACGAGGATGGATTTGCAAAAATAGTAAAAGACGAATTGTATAAGGTGGTGTAAATAAATGTTTAAATTTAAAGGAATATCGAGCAATGACATGCAAGTAGTAATCGAAGAAGAAGAACATTTTATAGCAAGAGCTTCTCAAAAATATGAAATAACAGAAATAGAAGGTAAGGATGGGGCAATATTTGATGAATTAGGATATTCTATTGTAGAGAGACCAATCTATGTACAATGTCTTAATATAAATAAAATAGATGATATTCTTGCGTGGTTAAATGGAGAGGGAGAGTTTGAATACAAAGGAAGAAAAACAACAGCAAGATTTTATAGTCAGTTGGAACCTCAGAGAAGTTCTTGCATAAGAATCATAGATACAACTTTTATAAGGGATCCTTTTTGGAACAAGGCAAATGAAGATTATCAACTTGTAAAAGATAGAAAAGATAAACAAGCTAGCGGAGAATACATACACGTAGAAGACAGTAGCAATTGCAGAGCAAAAATTGGCATCGGTGGAAATCAAAAGCAAGAGGCAAGAAGTGGAAAGAACTTATTAGAGTTAATGGAAGGAACATATTCAAATAACGGAATAACAGCAGTAGTAAAAAATGGTATTGTTACGTTGAATGGTACAGCAAAAGCTATTTCATTTGTTGGAATAAATCTATTAAAAAGTATAGAGTTAACAAATGATAAAGCATATCATTTAAGTGCATTTAATGAAAAAACTGTTGGAGATAATACAAATTATTGCTCTTTAAGAATTAATCAAGATAATATACAAGTTTTATTTAATACAGCTAATGTAAATGGTTCTATTACTACAAACTTAAAAATTTCTTATATAACAATAAGAACAGCACAAGGAATAACATACAACAATTTTGTTGTTAAGCCACAGTTAGAACTGGGTGCTGGCACAAAAGAATGGGAACAAGGTGGAGCGAGTCCATCACTAGATTACCCAAGCCCAATAAAAGCTGTTGGTAGTAATATAAATTTATTTAATAAAGATAATATGACTATCGGGAAAATATGGAATGGAGCAACACTTTTGGATAGTGATGTTGGAAATGCAAGTCCTAAAATACCAGTAACGGCAGGAAAAACATATATCAGAAATGCTGGATATAGTTCTAACTACATAATAAAAGAAAACAACTCTGTTGTTGATGTACAAGGCGGAACAAATGCTATAACAATGCCAGAAGACGCAAAATATTGGATGTTTAATATTCCCAAAGATATTGATATTAATACTATTAAAGCTGAAGAAGGTTCAATATCAACACCGCAAAGTAAATATGGACAAGGTTCAGTAAAAGTAACTAAATGTAATAAGAATTTGTTAAATAGTAGTATATTAGAAAATAAAATATTAGACAGTAAAACAGGAAGTGCAACAACGAATACTAGTTGGAAAGCGAGTGATTTTATACAAATAAATTCTGGAATATATAATTTTTCTTGGAAAAGTAGTTCAAATTATTTTCAAGTAACAATATGTTTTTATGATAGAAATAAAAACTTTTTGTCTGGAATATCATGGGCAATTGCAAATGTATATAGTAAATCATTTGAAGTAGATGAAAATACAACATTTATAAGAGTATCGTATAGTACAATAATAAGTGGCAAAGAAGCTAATCGAGAAAAAATAATATTAGAACAAAACTCAACAGAAACTGACTACGAACAACACGAAGAACAATCATACATAATACCAGTACAGTCTGAAATGCTAGAAGGAGACTATTTTGATTTTGACAATGAAGAAGAAGTGCATGTGTGGGGAAATGTTATTGTGAATGGAACAGAAACTATAAATAAAAATTCAAATAGTGAATTTTTTAGCATAACAAAATCAATGTCTCAATTTGATACAAGTGCAACTGGCATAGAGCAATCTATATCTAACTATGGAACTGGGACAACGCTTGCATTAGGTTCTGGTAATACAAATAATAAATACTCTTTTAATGCAAGTACAATATATTTAGATTGTTATAACTCAAATATAAATACAGTAGAGAAATTAAAAGTACAATTAACAAAAAATAATATGAAGATTTATGCTAAACTAGCAACACCAACAAGGTTAAAATTCACAGACAAACAAAAAGCAGTAGCAAAAGAACTAAACAATGCAAGAACATATAAAAACGTAACAAACATAACAACAGATAGTAAAGCAAAATTAAGTTTAGACTATTTCACTGTAACAGATGAGACAATAAAAAATGAAGGAAATATACAAAGTAGACCCGTTTTAAGATTAGAAAAAACAGTTTCAGAAGCGGTTGAAATAACTATAAATAATGTAAGATTTAAATATAATTTCAATAATGATACATACGTAGAAATTGATTGCGAAAATAAAACAGTAGAATATGAAGGAATAAATAGAAATCGAAATCTTTTCATAAGCTACGACTTTCCAAAATTAAATATTGGAAGTAACAATATAATAATGAATGATGGAGACTGTATAATAAAAGTAATAAGAAAGGATAGATGGTTATGATAAAGATTTTTAATGCAAATGATAGAGATTTTTCAACTGCTGGTAATATAATCATAAATCCTTTAAAATGTAAAGAATATAAAAAGAAATCTTTAAATGGGTGGTATATTGATGTTGAAATTCCAATTCGATATAAAGAGTATATAAAAAAAGATAAATTATGTGTAGTAAAAACAAAATCAAAATTAAACCCGCAGGCTTTTAGGATAGGAGAGGAAATAAGTACAACATCAACAAAAATTTCTTTTAAAGCAAAACATGTAATGTTTGATTCAGAGGATTACTTCTTAGTTGATGTAAGACCGACAAAATTAAATGGAATAAATGCATTGAATTATATAAATGAAAGGACTGATAGCGTCAGTCCTTTTAAAATTTTCTCAAATGTTGAAAATATAGACACAGCATATTTTATTAGAAAGTCATTGTTAGAAGCCTGGAGCATAATAGAGAAAAGATGGAATGGAGTATTTGACGCAGATAACTGGAATATAAGTTTTTTGCAAAAAGTTGGAAACGACAACGGAGAAAGTATTATATATGGAAAAAATTTAGAGCATATAGAAGTTTATGAAGACTGGTCTAATGTAGTTACAAAATTATATCCAGTTCGGCTATGACGGCATAATACTTCCAGAAATATATTTAATAAGTGATATTCAATATGAAAAGCCGTATACTAGAAAAAAAGATTTTGAAACAGAATTAGATAATGAAGATCAAACAGAAGAAAATTTAATAAATGAGCTAAGAGAAAAAGCTAAAAAATATTTAGAAGAAAATAAATATCCAAAATTTAGTTATACTGTAAAATCTGATGTAAATCAAAATTTAGAAATTGGTGATACAATACATGTTTTGCATCCAATCGCAGATATTATGACAGAGGTATTAGAATATGAATATGATATTGTTTCAAAAAAAGTAAAAACATTAACATTTGGAAACTTCACAAGAGATGTACAGACAAAATTTAACAATATTAAGACTACAATAGAGCAATTAAATCAGAATTTATCAAAACAAAATGTAACTATAAAAGAACAGACAAACTTAATAAACTCTTTAAATAAAAACGGATATGTATATATTGATGATAATGAAATACTAATATTAGATAAAATTCCAAAAAAACAAGCAAAAAATATTTGGAGATTTGGACTTGGTGGAATAGGATTTAGCTCAAATGGGTATGAAGGACCATTTGAGACTGCAATAACAATGGACGGTCAAATTAATGCTAAATTTATAACAACGGGTACAATGTCAGTTGATAGAATAGAAGGATTGGCTAATAAGATAAATGATTATGATAAACAATTAACAGAAATTGAATTTAATGCAGATAGTATAAAGCAAACGGTACAAAACAATAGAACAAATATAAATAATAACTATCAAGAAATAATAAATAAATTAGGAAATAAAGCACAAAAAGATGATGTTATTAGTTTAGAAAATAAAGTTGAAACAATACAGAATGATGCAGAATACGCAATAAAAGTAAGTGAAGATATACAGGCAAATGGAGTATCAAAAGTAAAAACTGAAACAGGATATACATTTGATAATGATGGATTAAAAATTGAAAAAACAAACGCAAAAACAAAATCAAAATTAAATGAAGCTGGACTTGAAATAAATGATGCAACAGGAAGTAGTGAAGAAAGTTTGTTATTTGCTGGATATGATAAAAATATAGGAGAAACTATTGTAAAATCCAAAAATATGACAGTTGAAAAATATTTAACAATTGGGACATATTCAAGAATAGAAGATTATGAAAAAGGTACAGGAGTATTTTGGATAGGGGGTAATAGCTAATGGATTTTATACAAAGTGGAGGAACAAGTGGTGGAACTTATGCGAGATACTACACAGGAAAATTAAGCGTGTGGGAAAATAGTTATGATATAGTTTCAAATACTTCTAACGTTGGATATAGATTACAATTATTATCAAGTAGTTCAGGACAATTTAGTGGATTAAATGCAAGTTTTAGTATTGTGATAAACGGTCAACAAGTAAAAAGTAGTAGTGGGCAATATTCATTGGGACATAATAGTGCAATAACATTTGCAGAAGGAACAATAACAATAGGGCATAATGATGACGGAACAAAGACAATTGGTTGCAGTGCTGTTATAGATTTTCAAAATCATACATATAGTCCAGGCGATTTCACACCAAGTGGCAATTTAACATTATCAACAATACCTCGTTCAAGTACAATAAACAATTTTTATGGAAGTGATATTGAAGAATATTTTAGTGTAAATTATACAGCGCATTATAATGGATTTACAAATAAATTAAGAATTTCAATTCCAAATGTAAAAGAACTGGAAAACTTCAATTATACAAGTGGACAAACTTTTAAGTTATCATCTGATACAATAAAATATTTGTATGAATATATGAAAAATTCCAAAACAGTAAAAATAGGAGCAGTAATTGAAACATGGAATGGTGAAACAAAAATCGGAGAAAGTGTCGAACTAATAAATAATTGTTCTATAACAGGATGTGAACCTACAATCGAAAACTTGAAATATTTAGACAGTAATACAGAGACTGTAAAAATAACAGGAAATAATCAACAAATAATAAGAAATCATAGTACTTTAAAAATAGAATTAACAAATTTAAAAAGTTTTAAGGGAGCTACATTAAGTAAATGTGCAGCAACTGTAAGCAATATTACTAAGTCATTTTCTAATATAACAGGAACATCAATTGATAATATTTCATTAGATTTTGGAACATTAAATATTGCAGAGAATACAAAAGTATCATTAACACTAACAGATAGTAGAGGTTATTCTGTAACAAAAGAATTAAATATTGCAATTATAAATTATATTGATTTATCAATAAATGCAAGTATAAAAAGAAAACAACCAACAACAGGGGAAGTAGAAGTTGAATATTCAGGAAATTATTTTAATGGTAGCTTAGTAAGTGTAAAGAATACATTATCATTAAATTGGTATTATCGTGAAAAAGGTGCTTCAACATGGACAAAAGGTGGTATGTTAACACCAACAATAAAAGACAATACATATAGTAATGGAACAACTAAAACATCGTTGGGAAAAATATTTGATTATCAAAAATCATATGAATTTTATTTAGAAGTTTCAGATAAGTTGATAACATTAAAACCACAATACACAGTAACACAAGGAATACCAGTTTTTAATTGGGGAAAAGATTTTTTTAATGTATTTGGAACATTAAAAATAAATGGGATAAACATATTAGAATTAATATATCCAATCGGACAACCATATGTAACACAAACAAATACAAATCCTAGCGCTATATTAGGATTTGGAACATGGGAAAGATTAAAAGGAAAAGTGTGTTTAGGTTTAGATGAAAATGATACAGATTTCAATACAATAGGAAAAATTGGTGGTGAAAAAACACACAAATTAACAATAGAAGAAATGCCAAACCATGGGCATGACGGTACTTTTTGGAAGCAAGAAGAGGGGTACGGAAATATTAATCCTGAAAATACAAAATTAGCAAACAGAGCTAATATAGCAAATGTTGGGAAAAGTGGAGGAGACCAAGCACATAACAACTTGCAACCGTATAAAGTTGTAGGTTACATGTGGATAAGAATAACATAATAGAAGAAATATAAAAAAGTAAAGAGAAAGGAGGAAAAATAATGCAAGATACAGAACTAATTGAAAAAGTAGCACACTTAGAAGAACGAGAAAAGTCAAATACAAAAAGAATAGATGCTGTTGAAAATAAAGTGGAAAACATATATGACTTAACGCTAAGTGTAAGAGAAATAGCAACAGAAATGAAAGCAATGAGAGAAGACCAAAACAAAATGAATGAACGTTTAAAAATAATAGAAGAAAAACCCATAAAAGATTATGAAGAAACAAAAAAGCAAGTCAAAGGAAAAGTAGTTTCTTTTGTAACAGGAATAGTATTAACAGCAATAGCTTTTGCATTAGGATTAAGTAAATTTATGTAAGAGGTGATAACAATGAAAGAAAAATTGAAAAATATATTCAAAAATAAAGAGCGTACAATAGGCTTAATAATATCAATATTATGTGCTAGTTCTTTACTATTAAATTGCTATTTAGAATATGACAGAACAGGACAAGTTGATACAAATAAAATATCAGAAGCAATAAATACAGTAATAGATGAAATAAACAAATCTAGTACAGAAATACCAAGTCTAACAGAAACAGACGAACAAAGTCTAGAAGTTCAAGAAACAGAGTCAGAAGGCTTTGAAGAGCAAGGAATAGTAGCATATGAAGGCTCAGAAAAAGCACCAAATGTTCAATTAGGAAAATATGCAGGATTAACATATTATTCACAACTAGACAATAGATGGCGTTATAATATGTATTCTAGTGTAGGAGATAGTTCGCAAACAATTGGAACATCAGGATGTGGACCAACAAGTGCAGCAATGGTTGTTTCTAGTATAAAAGGAAATATAACACCAGACCAAATGGCAAATTTATATACACAATATGGTTATCGTTCAGCAAATCAAGGAACATATTGGTCAGCATTCAAATGGACAGCAGATGTATTTGATATTGGATACAGTGAATGTTATAAATTAGATGATGCAATTGCAAAATTAAAAGATAATCATTACATAATAGTTTCTTGTAATCAAGGTTTATTTACATATGGTGGACATTTTATAGTTTTAACAGGAGTTGAAGGAGATTATATAAAAGTATATGATCCTTACTTGTATAACGGAAAATTTGAAGTAAGTTCTAGAAAAGGAAAAGCAACAGTTATTGGTAATACAGTATATGTATCAATAGATAATTTTAGAGAATATGCTAATTATCAAAAATTCTTCTGTTTCAAAAATGATAGAACAGACACAAAAGAAAATACAACTACAACAGTTGTAACAGATAAAATAGAAACTAATGTAAATACAGTAAATTATCAAGTTAGAATTACAGCAAATAGTGGATTAAATATAAGAACAGGAGCAAGTACATCATATGCAAGAATTGGTGGATATGCGAAAGGTTCAATAGTAACTATATTAGCAGAGTCAAACGGATTTGGAAAAACAAATCTAGGCTGGATATCATTAGCATATACAAGTAGAGATATTAATACACTAAATATTAATAAAACAGTAGGACAGACAAAGAAATTAGCTAGAGCTAGTATCTTATATAGTAATTCAAATTTAACAGGTTATAAGTACAATTACAAAGCAAATACAACAATAACAATACTACAAAATATATCAAGTAATGTAGATAAAGTTAGAGTAAATGTAACAGGAAGAATAGCATACATAAATAACAGTAATTACACAAATGTAACAGTATCAAAAACAAAAAGTACAACTAGAAAAACAAAAGCTTGCACATTATACTCAAAATCAAATTTGAGCGGTGTAAGATATCAATATAAAGCTAATACTACTGTAACAGTTTTACAACATATAAATTCATATGTAGACAAAGTAAGAGTAAATGCAACTGGTAGAATTGCTTATATTAATGTTAATAATTATAGATAAAAGAGAAGAGGTAAGTTGATTAATTTCAATTTACCTCTTTTTTCTTTTTTATAAATTATCAATAATATCAATTTTTTCTATATCGTCAGTGTTATTAATAGTAAATTTTATAAGGGCTTTATCTAAAAGATTGTTGTTTAACATATAACAAAATATATTGCCTAAAATATTTTGTGAATTGTCTTGAATAAAAGAGGTTATTTTGTTATAAGGTGATTCTTTTATTTCTATTGGGCCAAAATTTACTTCTTTTTTTGGTGTTACTTTGTTATAAATATATTTATTATCTGTTGTAATATAATAAAAATAATTGTAGGCATATTTTAAATTAGTTTTACTTGGGGTTAAATTTTTTTCTAAAAAAATATAATTTTTCATATAAATTCCTCCTTTTTTCTAATTATAACACATCAAATATAAAAATTATGTCGAAATTTGTTAATAAAAATAAAACAATGTTTTATGACTAAAAATCAAGGTATATAATTACATTAATTAGAAAATAAAACGGCTTAAAATTGATTTTAAAGCACTGATTTTTGTTGAAATATCAATAAAAAATAAAGTTTTAAAAAACTATTGACAAATAAAAAAAATATGCATATAATTTATTAAAGATTAATACAATGTGTATTAATTAAGGAGGTAGATATTATGTATGGAGATTGGATGGGAGATAATAAAATAATAATAAATCAGGGTGAAAACCAAGAAAAAAAATAAAGGCAGTTGTTATTCAACTGTCTTTATTTTTGGATTTAATTTTTTCTTCTTACTAATCTTGTTCTTTCCTTCGGTTGTTAAAGATTTTTGATAAATCTTTTGCCATTCCTCATATACTTTAATAATGTTTGTATAAAATTTATCTGAGTATTTACCATTATTCCTTATAGAAATTTCTATTGATAAAGTTTCTACTGTATCAAAAAATATTTGATGTAAAGATTGATAGATATATGTATAACCAGCAGCATGAGTTGAAAGATTCATACAAAGATATTCCAATTTGTTTAAAACCTCATTTTCTAAATTTGAAAAATGAAATGGGAAAGATGAATTATCCAAAGTAAATAATCTTTTGGCTTCTTTAGTAGTATAAATATATTTTTCATTTCTTTTTTCATCAATTGATTTAAATTTTTCATTATAATCTTTAGCAGTTGTGATTCTACTTTCCAATACTCTAAAATACAAGTTATCAAAATCTAAAGAATCTTTTATTTTTTTATAATCGCTAGGAAAATCATCGTTTTCTGTTAGTTCTCTTAATTCTTCACTATTAAAGTCTTTAGAACGTGGTTTATGTTTAATTAGAGAGTATAGAGGTGAGTTTTCATAAACGGCTATTAAAGTGCTACATTTTTTTAATAGACCATCAGAAAAATTTTTGGCTATTTCAAATGATTTTTCTTGTTGTCTTAATGAACTGCTTTTTGTGTATTGATACATAGCCCAAATAGAAGCAAAAACAGTTCCTATTAGAGTAAGCCAAATACCCCAGTTATTTAAAGAAATACCAAATAAAGTTATTTCCTGACTTTCAACTTCAATAGGATTTTTAGTTGGTAAAAATAAAAGTAGAAAACCAGATCCTATAATCAATGCTATACAAATAATAACATAAACAATATGCTTTTTTATATAATCGATAAAATTCATTTCAACATCCTCCTATATAACTAGGAGTATTATATAGAGTTAGAAACAATAAGTCAACAGATTTTTAAATATTTTCCAAAATATTCCAAATCTTCGACACCATTCGACACACAGAATTAACATAATATGTTATAATACATATGAGGTGATGAATATGAACGAAGCATATAACAAATCACTACAAATGATGAAATATTTAAAAATAAGATTAACAAGAAAACAATATACAGAATTAGCAAAAAGATTTAACTTATTAAGCATACA